GACTTTGGAGAAGCCCTTAACACGTTTGAAGTAGACCGTAAAAACTCTACGTTCAAGGCTCTTAGCCAAAATGACATCCTCAAAATACAAATGCTTCGTAGGCAGTATGAGAGGCATTGGCAGAGCGTAAATGACTTGCTCCTAGTTGCCGACCCGAAGCTCTTAGAAGATTTCAAAAGGGCCAAAAAAGAACAGGAAGAAGCGCGACAGAGGCACTTAGCTATGTTAGCTCGAAAGAAAAAAGCGCGTGCTATTCTTATCAGCCAGATTTTAGTAGGAGGAACGACGCTCCTCCTTGGTGGAGCAATAGCGGTTGGAACCATCTTTATCGTTATTAAGATATTCGGATGATAATGGCGTTCCTGCTAGTTATGCTGGTCGAAGGCGAACAAGTCGCGGGCCAGTTTCACTTCCGCAACATCCACAGGTGCAATCAATTTGCTTACTGGCTGGAACAAGGCGTGGTCAAACCTGTAGAGCGCAGGCGGTTGAACAATCAGCAAAACATTACAGCCTACTGTATCCCTGTTAAAGTCAGGCCAAACATACAATTCTATGACTGATATGGCAGCAAAGAGACTAGAAGACGGTAGTGAGTACGCCGAATACGATGCGGATGGCGATGGCATTGTCACTGATGAAGAGTTGCAAACAAGCAGAGAGTTGCAGGAGCTACGCTTGCGGCATGAACGAGCAGATGCCCAACGTGCTATGAGTTGGTTTGCGCTATGGGGCATGTTGCTATACCCAAGCCTTGTGGTTGTCAGTGAGTTCTTTGGGATGAATCAAGCTGCATCTATTTTGGGCGATATGGCTGCGGTCTACTTTGTATCCGTTGCAGGTATCTTAGCTGCGTTCTTTGGGGCACAAGCATGGTCGAATAGGAAATAAATTATGAGTATTGTTGCATCACTCGTTGGGCCAGTCACAGGACTGCTGGACAAGTTCATAGAAGACAAGGATCAGAAGAATGTGTTGGCACATGAGATTGCCACCATGTCAGAGCGTCACGCTCAAGAGGCGCTCAAAGGCCAGCTTGAAATCAACAAGATGGAAGCTGCACATAAGTCGTTATTTGTAGCGGGGTGGCGACCTGCCATCGGCTGGATCTGTGCGGTAGGGCTGTTGTACAACACTATTATCGCCAACGTACTGGGCATCTGGATGGATGTGCCAGAGGTAGATACAACACTTCTTGTGCCCGTTATGATGGGGATGTTGGGTCTCGGCGCTATGAGAAGCTACGAGAAGGTCAATCAGGTAGCGCGGGAGAAGTAATGACTCAGCTAATAGACATGCTGAAGCTACACGAAGGTGTACGATCTAAGGTATATGTGTGTAGTGCAGGCTACGAAACGATAGGTGTGGGTAGGAACATCTCAGAGTCTGGCCTTGGGTTGTCTGACGATGAAATTGACTACTTATTAGCCAACGACGTTGCTCGTGTGAAGGGCGAGTTAGCAGACACTTACTTCTGGTTCGGTGCTTTGAACGAAGCGCGTCAGGATGCAATGATTGATATGTGTTTCAACCTCGGTCTGACCAGATTGCGCGGCTTTGTGAAGGCACTGGAGGCTATGTCGCGTGAACAGTTTGACATAGCTGCTGATGAGTTTATGGATAGCAAATGGGCAACTCAGGTGGGTGATCGCGCAATTCGTGTAACGGAGATGATCCGCAGTGGTGAGTACATCTAATGCCTTTGCAGAAGTACATATTTAACCCTGGCATCAACAAAGAGGGCACAGACTACACCGCTGAAGGCGGATGGTTTGACGGTAATCTTGTTCGATTTCGCAAAGGTTTGCCTGAAAAGATAGGCGGTTGGGTTAAGTTTATTACTGCTTCTTTCAATGGCACAGGCAGAAAGCTGTTTGGGTGGACTTCTTTATCCGGCACCAAACTTTTAGGCTTGGGCACTCGCACTAAGCTCTACATACAATCAGGCGCAAATTACAACGACATCACCCCTATACGCTCTACTACATCTGCAGGCGATGTGACGTTTGGTGCAACTGATGGGTCAAGCTCAATCAACGTGACTGACACTGCTCATGGTGCAGCCAAAGGCGACTTCGTAACTTTTTCTGGCGCTGCTTCACTTGGCGGGAATGTCGTTGCTGCCGTGTTAAATCAAGAGTATGAGATCGATTCGATTACCAGCACTAGCGTGTATGTCATTACAGCCAAAGACACCTCTGGCGCAACGGTAACGGCTAACAGCAGCGATAGTGGTAATGGCGGTAGCTCAACAGTGGGTGCATATCAGATCAACGTAGGCCTTGATGTGTTTGTTGCTGGCACGGGTTGGGGCGCAGCAACATGGGGCGCTGGTGGCTGGGGTTCTGCAAGCTCACTGAGTGCTTTGAACCAGCTGCGACTCTGGTCTATGGACAGCTTTGGCGAAGACTTGATATCAAATGTGCGAGCAGGTGGTATCTATTACTGGGATACCAGCGCAAAGACGCTTGGTACAGATAGGGCTGTCAACATTTCAGCTTTGTCGGGGGCTAACTTCACCCCCACCGCCGCCTTGCAAGTACTGGTATCCGATATAGATAGGCACGTTATTGCGCTTGGCGCAGACCCAATCAATGATTCTGCAACGGCAAGAACCGGGTCAATAGACCCTTTGTTGATTGCTTTCTCTGACCAAGAGAATCCTGCTGAGTGGTTCCCAACAGCCACAAACACAGCGGGCTCTCTTCGTTGTTCTGCAGGATCACAGATTGTTGGTGGCTTGCGAGCACGGCAAGAGACACTTGTATGGACTGATGTTGCGCTCTATAGCTTGCAGTTTATCGGCGCGCCTCTCACCTTTGGTCTGAATCTAATCAACGAGGGCGTCAGTCTTATTGGCCCAAATGCTCCGATTAACACGCCTGCTGGTGTGTTTTGGATGGATAAGAAAGGGTTTTATTCATACCAAGGCGCCGTGCAGTCTGTGCCGTGCAGCGTTAGGTCTTATGTGTTTGATGACTTCAACGAAGGCCAGGCGTTTCAGGTTTTTGCTTTCTTGAACAAACAGTTTGATGAGGTAGGTTGGTTCTACTGCTCTGGCACGAATACGGTAATTGACCGATATGTTACCTACAACTATGTCGAGCAAACATGGGCCATAGGCAACCTGTCTAGGACAGCATGGCTTGATGAAGGTCTTGAAAGCTTTCCTCGTGCAGCAGGAAGCGATGGTACTAGCAACTATGTTTACTCGCACGAGACTGGCTTTGATGATGATGGGTCACCTATGGATAACGTCTTCATTGAAAGCGCGGACTTTGACTTGGGTGATGGCGAAGAGTTTCAGTTTATTCGCAGGTGCATACCAGACGTTAAGTTCACAGGTGATAGCGGCTCTAGCCAGACGATGAACTTTGTCATCAAAGCGCGCAACTTCCCCGGCGACTCATTAGCTACTGACCAAACTACGGCATTTACCGGCAGCACCACCAAGATTGATGCACGAGCTCGTGGCAGGCAGGCGGTTGTACGCTTTGAGTCTGATGATGACGGAACAACAGATGTGAGGCTTGGCCTTGGGTTCAGGATTGGCGGCACTCGACTAGATGTGCAGCCAAACGGTAGACGATGAGCAAAGTATTACGGGGCCGTTTGCCTTTTATTCAAGGCAACCAAATGGTCGATGGCGGCACGTTCAATCGAACTGTGCGCTTATTAGAATTGAGTTTGGACTCTCTTGATCCAGACGCAACGCCTTTGTTTACCAGAACGCAGCGAGATGAGCTAAAGTTCAACAGAGGCGATATTATTTGGAACACATCAATCAATGTGTTGCAGGTGTACGATGGTGACAACTGGATAAGTTTATCTCAAGAGTTACCGTACACCACTGATCCGCTTGAGGCGACAGCACTTGTGGGCTCGGTTCAAGTGATAACTAACGGCGATATAGTAGTGAGTGTAGGTTCATGACAAAACTATGCCCAAGGGGTAAAGCAGCAGCCAAGCGCAAGTTTGATGTTTATCCATCAGCTTACGCAAATGCCTATGCCAGCAAGATCTGTGCGGGAAAGATCAAAGACCCGTCTGGTAAAAAGCGTAAAGACTTCAAAGGGCCAAAGCCTAAGAGTAGCGGCACATCTGCAGCTGCCAAGAGAGTCCGCACATCTCCTGCATCTGCAAGAGGTAGGCGAGTGGTGCGCAAAAATGCCGGTGGCTTTGTTGCCAAAAGAGCTAGGATGGCAGGCGTGACATGAGCCTACAAGATTGGTTTGGCAAAGGCCCGAAGGGCGACTGGGTAGATATTGGAGCACCGAAGAAAGACGGTAAGTTCCAAGCCTGCGGGCGTGCCAAGACCAAAGGATCAAAGCGTAAGTACCCAAAGTGCGTGCCTAGGTCAAAAGCGAAAGCCATGACTGAGGGTGAGCGTCGTAGTGCAGTAAAGCGAAAGCGAGCCAAGCCTCAAGGCGTAGGCGGTAAGCCTACAAACGTAAAGACATTCACCTCGCCTGCCTCTGCAAGAGGACGCAGAGTGGTAAGAAAAGCCAATGGTGGCGAAGTGATGCGCAACCATAGAGGATGCGGTGCGATTATGTCTGACCGTCGCAAGAGGACTAGGTACTCCTGATGTTTAGACGTTACGCTGAAGAGTTCAATGGTGGTGGGGCTGTCACGGGTGGCAGATCAAAGGCCGCTAAGCGTAAACGCGACACCATGCCGAAGCGTAATAAGAAGAATTTTCGCCCTACAAAAGAAGGCGCGGGGATGACAGAAGCGGGTGTAAAAGCGTATCGTAAGGCCAATCCTGGTAGTAAACTCCAGACGGCGGTAACGGAGGACAAGCCCACAGGTAAACGTGCGAAGCGCAGGAAGTCTTTCTGCGCTCGATCTGCTGGGCAAATGAAGAAGTTTCCTAAAGCAGCGAAAGATCCTAACTCAAGGCTACGGCAAGCTAGACGTAGGTGGAAGTGTTAGTTAACTAGACATG